GAGGTGTCTGCGATGAAGACCAAGCAAGCCGCCGATTTTTTCGGCTCGAAAAAGAAGCTCGCAAGCGCTCTGGGCATCAGTCCGAGCGCTGTAACGATGTGGGGCGACGACGTCCCAGAGCTGCGCCAATACCAGATTGAGCAGCTCACAAAGGGCAAGGTGAAACACACCGCCAAGGCGGCCTGATCATGTCGACGAGCCCATTAAGCCAAGAACAGACCGTAAGGGCCCGCAAGAACTACTCCGTTCTGATGCAGCACCTTGCGTCTGTGGGCAATGCCCCTGTTGCGCTTGCAGTCGGTTGCGACGAAGCAACGATCAGCCGCATGAAGCCGGAGAAGTTCGAGCAGTTCTGCCAGATCCTGGCTGTGCTTGATTTGAAATTGGTTCCGAAGGAAATGCAGTGCTTCGACAAGCGGGACATCGCAACCCTTCTGCATCAGGCCAAGCGCTACATGGAACTGATCCAGAACGTTGACCAGTTGCAGGAGGAATAGACATGGCCGCGCTCCCATACATGCAGCTGTACGTGGCCGACTACCTGGCAGACACCATGCACCTCACTACCGAGGAACATGGCGCGTACCTGTTGCTGATCTTCAACTACTGGCAGACAGGCAAGCCGATCCCGGTAGCGCGTCTTGCCCGAATCGCACGGCTTACTAACGACCGTTGGACGGACGTTGAACGCACGTTGAACGAATTCTTCAACGAGCGTGATGGTGAGTGGCTACATGAGCGGATTGAGCGTGATCTTGAAGCACTGCATGCAACACAGGCTCAGCGAATTGCAGCAGGAAAGGCCTCAGCAGAGGCACGCAAGAATGCTGCAAAGGGCCGTACTAAAGCCACCCGCAACGCCCGTTCAACGCCCGTTGAAATTCCGTTGAACGAAAACCCAACGAATAAAGAAGAGAAGAGAAGAGAAGAGAACATACAAGATCAAAAGCATGTCGCTCCCGCTCCCGCCCCGGTTAAGCCGAAGCCATGCAAGTTCGATCCGCTCACTGCCAAACCCGCCAACGTCTCCCTAGAAGTCTGGGCCGACTGGTGCCAACACCGCCGTGAGATCCACAAGCCGCTGACCGCCAAGAGCTGCGAGCAGCAGGCCAAGGCGCTGGAAGAACACGCGAACCCTGAGCAAGTCATCGTCAAATCGATTGCAGGCGGCTGGTCTGGGCTATTCCCGGACAAGGTTACCGGCACCGTCCACCAGCTCCCGTCTCGGCACGCTGGTTTCTCCGATCGTGATTACACCGCTGGCCTGATCCAGCGGGAGGATGGCACCTATGCGTTCTGAAAAAGTCGTTTCGATGCCCAAGGCAACCCCAGAGCCGCAACGCATCACCGGTGTATGCGAAGAGCACGGCCAGTTCCCGCAGCAGGTCAACGTGATCTTCGGCAAGGAGTTCAAGACTGGTTGCCCAGAGTGCAGTCGCATCCGTCGTGAGGAAGAGGCTGCCCGCGCCGAAGCACAGGAAGCGCTGGCACTTCGTATGCGGATGGCCGAGAAGCTGGGCGCCGCACTGATCCCCAGGCGTTTTGCTGGCAAGACCTTCGCCGGGTATATCCCTGAAACCCCCGAGCAGCAGAAGGCCCTAAACACCTGCATCCGGTACGCCGCCGAGTTCAAGCAGATCGCCGCCGCCGGACGCTGCCTGTTGCTGCTGGGCAAGCCCGGCACCGGAAAGACGCACCTGTCGGTCGCCATCGCCAACGAAATCATGGCTAAGTCGAGCGACACCGCCGTGTATCGCACGATTGGTTCCGTCCTGCAGGCCATCCGTGCCACCTACGACCAGTCCAGTGACCAGAGCGAAAGCAAGATCCTAGCGAGCCTGATCAGCCCATCACTGCTGATCCTCGACGAAATCGGCGTGAGCAAGGAGAAGCCCAGCGATTTCGAGCTGACCACCCTGTTCGCCATCATCAACGGCCGGTACGAAGAGCTTCGGCCCACCGTCATTGTCTCCAACCTCGATGCGAAGGCCTTGCCCAATGCGATCGGCGAGCGTTGCGCAGACAGACTTCGGGAGGGCGGCGTGATCGTGATCCCGTTCGAATGGGAATCTCAGCGCGGCAAGGAGGGGTTATGACATGACCGACTACAACGAACTCATGCGACGAGCCCTTGAATCGACTGGGATTGCCGACGTCACCATTGCCCCTGACGTTTTGATCGAACTGCTTGCCCAGCGCGACCAACTCCGCGCCGAAATCGCCGGCCTCAAGACCGGCTACGAAGCCTACGAGCGGGTGAAGGCTGAGCTGAAGGCTGAGTGCGAAGCGCTGCGCAATGCGTTGCGGCCATTGCTGGCCCATTGGGATGACGTCCGGCCTGGCGAATCGCTCAATGTCGATGCCGCCCGCGCCGCCATGGGCAAGGGAGAGAAGTCATGAATATCCCAGCCTTCAACCCGAAGGGCATACGCCCCTGGATGATCAAGTACCAGTTTGCGGCTCGCGTCTTCTGCTTGGCGATGCTACCTGTTTCCCCATTCGTGTATGGCGCCGCAATCCTCTGGGAGAACCGTAGCGGGTTTTCTGAAATCAAGATGCTCGTCAGGGCGGCTTTCTTGCCATGGAAGGTGAAGCCATGACCAGCCTCCAGATCCGCAACGAATCAGACCGCAACAAGGCCATGGGCTACATCGCCGGCCTGGACCTGGCCAAGCCCAAGAAGCTGGCCATCACCGAAGTGGACCGCAGCGGGGAGCAGAACAAGGCCCTGCACGCGGCTCTGGCCGATATCGCCGCCCAGGTCGAGCACGCCGGGAAGAAGTGGGACGTCCTGATCTGGAAGCGCCTGCTGACGGCCGCCTGGCTGCGGGAGACGGGCGACAAGCCGCAGATGATACCGGCGGTAGACGGCAACGGCTTCGACGTCATCTACGAGCGCACCAGCAAGCTCACCGTGAAGCAGTGCGGCGAGTTAATCGAGTGGGTTCATTGCTTCGGCGCCGAGCACCAGGTGCGCTGGACTCAGAAGGACAACTGGGGAGGTAGGTACTGATGAATTACGCAGACATTTGCGGAGTCCTGATTGCCCTGGCTCTGGTCATTGGGACGGTACTCGATCACCGCCGCAAGCGCTCGGCAGAAGACTTCGAGCGCAAACGCCGAGAACGGAAAGCGGAAGTAGAACGGGCAGCGAGGAAAGCGCTATGAGCCATAACTTCAAGCCGGGTGACCTGGCGCTGACCCTGATCAGCCTTCCGGCTGCGCCCGTTGGCTCAGTGGTTCAATTGGACGAGCGCGTGACGGCGAATCAGATTTTAAAGATCGAGGGCGTCGGCACATTTCTTTCCAAAGATACCGGTTGGCTCTGTTCGCGAGAAGGGCAGCCTCACATCCTCGCCTACGCCGACAGAAGCTTGATGCCTCTGCGTGGCGACTTCACCCATGAGCAGCAGAAAGCCAAGGAGGCTGTATGACCATCGAACGGAAGCCGGCCAAGCCGAAGAAGTGCCGCGTTGCGACGTGCAGGGCCTCATTCGTCCCTTCGCGGATGGGCCAGGCGGTATGCAGTCCGGCGTGCGCAATCATCGACGCACCCAGGCATGAGCCAAAGGCCCGCAAGGCTATTGCCGAGGTAGGCCGCAAGGAGCTGCAAGCCGCCAAGGAGCGCTTAAAGCCGAAGGGTCAGTACATGCGTGAGGCTCAGCGTGCGTTTAACGCCTGGATACGCGCCAGAGACGCCGCTCAACCCTGCATCAGCTGTGGTCGCCACCATGAGGGCCAATACCACGCCGGGCACTACCGCACAGTTGGCTCAAACCCAGAACTGCGTTTCGAGCCGCTCAATGCGCACAAGCAATGTGCCCCCTGCAACAACCACAAGTCAGGCGACATCGTGAATTACCGCATGAGCCTGGTACTGCGCATAGGCCAGGACAAAGTGGATTGGCTGGAAGGGCCACACGAACCGCAGCGCTACACCATCGACGACCTGAAACAGATCAGAGCGAGGTACAAGGCCATGGTGAAGGAAATGGGGAGCGCTACACCCGACTCTGCCTCGCGCGCGCACGCGTTTGGATGCTAGCCATGCTCGCCCAGGTGGAGGTGCGCGTTGACTGGTTCCAGGTCATCAACGGGATTCTGCGTGCTGGCTATTCGATTCAGTCGGCGGCGGAGGTGATCAAGGTTCCGCGTTCGACACTGATTGGATGGAAGCAGGGCGCGGAGCCCCGGTACACGGAGGGCGAGCGTCTTGTTCAGTTCTGGGTTCAGGCTACAGGCCGGGACCGTAAATCATTGCCCATGGTCGCGATTGGTGACTGGTGGGCGTACCATTCAAAGGCATAACCGGGAGGATTTGAAGTGACTGATCAGGAATTGCTGGAGTTGGCGGCCAAGGCTGCCGGGTATCGGGTTCGCAAGCAAACTATGGCGCCAGGTTTCATCCGCTTCTGCGCTGCTGGCGGGCCTGTGCAATGGAACCCTCTTGATGACGACGGCGATGCGCTACGCCTGGCGGTGAAGCTTCGTATGGAGATTGGTTTCGAGGGCGATAACGTTGTTTTCGCGGACGGGAACTTCTCCGAATTCCTTTCGGAAGATCCAGCTGCCGCCACCCGCCGCGCCATTGTTCGCGCTGCCGCCTTCCTTGGGGGCCGAAATAGTCGGGATTCCGACACCTGACCCCGACGACTCTTACGGTCATCGCAGCCCAGCCACCACGCGCTGGGCTTTTTTTTGACTCTGGAGGCCAATCATGAAGGCACCAGATAGGAGTAGCAGCATGGCCAACCCAGCACCCGAGAGCATCGTAGAGGTCGTTGGCGCATCAGTCGCCAGCAAGGGGATGCTTACGGGCGGCGCTGTGGGGCTGGTCGGGTTCTTCTCCCAGGTGAATTGGATAGGCGTGTCCGGCGTTGTTATTGCGGTGCTGGGCCTGCTGATCAATCTGTACTTCCAAGTGCGCAAGGATCGCCGAGAACACGCCGAGAGCGCCGAGCGCATCAAGGCCTTGCGCGATCAGTGCCGGTTATGAGCCCGCTCAAGCAGAGAATCCTCGCCGTGTCACTCGCCGGTTCCACTGGCATGGCTGGTGTGCTGGTCTCCAACTTCGAAGGCCGCAGCCTGGTGGCCTACCTCGACCCCGTTGGCATCCCCACCATCTGCGAAGGCGTGACCCGTGGTGTGCGCCTGGGCCAGAGCAAGACCCCGGCTCAGTGTGACGCGCTGCTGCAGCAAGAACTCACCGTCGCCATGGCCGGTGTCGATCGCAACGTCACCAAGCCACAGCCCGAGACCCGCCGCGCCGCCCTGGCATCGTTCGTGTACAACGTCGGCGAACCGCAGTTCAAGGCCTCCACCCTGTTGCGCAAGCTGAACGCCGGTGATGCGCGCGGCGCCTGTGCCGAGCTGAGCCGGTGGGTGTACGCCGGTGGCCAGAAGCTGCAAGGCCTGGTCAATCGCCGCGCTGCTGAGCGTGAGTTGTGCGAGGTCGGACTATGAATTCCCCAACCGCAGAGGAAACACCCGTGAACGATCAATCGATTGAACAAGAGATTCAAGCCAAGGGCCTGACCGCGCCGCGCGTGACGCCGCAGGACATTGAAGCGAACATCATCCAAGAGCGCTATTTCACTGCTGCTGATGGCCTGGCTGGCTGCGAGCTGAGCACGCGACTTGCTGTTGCCACTACGCCATTGATCGTCAACCCTCCCTGTGATGGGCAGAAATTGGCAATTGATCGCGACCCGCTGCGCCTGCTGACCTTCTGCGTACTGGTCCTGCGCAATGGCTTCACCGTCACCGGTGAGAGCGCGTGCGCCAGCCCGGCCAACTTCAATGCCGAGATCGGCCGCAAGATCGCCCGCGATAACGCAGTGCAAAAGGTCTGGCCGCTGATGGGCTACGCGCTCAAGCAGCAATTGCACGCCGAGTCCTGACCGTGAGCGGCGTAGTTATGAAGATCATCCTGAGCATCTGCGCCGCGCTCGCCATTGGCCTGCTGCTGGCGTTGTGGCGTCTTGACCATGTCAGCACCAGCCTGGATGTGTCCGAGAAGCTGGTGGGCACACTCCAGGGCCAGGCAGCCGCATACGAGCAGGCGCTCACCGTCCGCGACTCCATCGACGCCCAGTACCAAGAGGCAATCCACAATGCTGAACAATCCAAGCCGCAGCTTGTTGCTGATCTCGGCACTGGCGTTAAGCGCGTGTACGTCCGCGCCGCCTGTGTGCCAGCTAATCCCCAGCCCGCCGGCAGCCCTGATGCAGCCGCCCCCGAACTTGCAGCAGATGCTCGACAGGATTATGCCAACCTCGTTGCAGCCAACGCCAAAGTCACCGCCCAAGTGATCGGCTTGCAGGACTATGCACGCACCTGCAAGCGCACCCCTTCGAAATAGTCGGGAACCCGACAGCCCTCCCCATTGATTCTGGCCCTCGTTGATCAACAACCACCGAGGCCAGACCAATGCCCGCACCAGAGTTCAACCCGCAGACCCCCGGCGATACGACCGCCAACACTGCGCCAGTCCCTGAAACCCCAGCACCAGCCCTGTACGTCGCCAAGCACAACGGCGGCGGGCGCTTTGTCGTTGCTGATGCTGACGGCAACAAGGTTGGTGACTTCGTTGGCACCAAGGAAGAAGCCGCGACCGAAGCTGACCGCCTGAACGCTGGTGGTGAGCCATTGGTGCTGGACCCGCAGCGGGTCAATGAGTCCAAGCCTTCACCCAAGTCCAAGCCCTCCAGCATCGACCCCGCCACCATCAAGCAGCCTGTGCTGACCGAAGATGGCTGGCTCTGCCCCGTTCCACCAGTGAAGGAGTAGGACCATGGGTAGCAAACCAAAGGCACCCAAGACCGTTGCCGCGCCTGATCCTCAGATCGAAGCGCAGAAGGCCGCCGACCTGGCAGCCCAGAAGGCCAACGAAGAGACCGCCGTCCGCAAGAAGCGCAAGGCCGAGAGTAGCTTGCTCTCCACCGGTGGCGCGGCAGGCAGTGTCATGGACCAAGGCAAAAGGACACTAGGCGCATGAATGCAGACCAGATCGCCAAAACGCTGAGCACCTTGAAGTCTCTCCGCTCACCGCATGAGACGGTCTGGCGCGATTGCTTCGATCACAGCTATCCCATCCGGGGCAGTGGGTTCTGCACTGAGCAGATCACAGCCATCGAGGCGCAGATGCGCAAGGCCAGGATGATTGATGGCACCACCACGGACGCGGCACGGATCCTGTCGTCCGGCATCATGTCAGGCCTGACCCCGGCCAACTCGCTGTGGTTCGGCATGGACGTTGGCCAGGAAAGCGAGGACGAGCGCCGCTGGCTGGATGACTCTGCCGACATCCTGTGGCAGAACATCCACGCATCCAACTTCGACGCGGCCGCCTTTGAGGGGCTGATTGACGTTGTGTGCGCTGGCTGGTTTGCCCTGTACATCGATCAGGACATGGAGAAGGGCGGCTTCACGTTCGATCTGTGGCCCATTGCGAGCGTGTATTGCTCGGCTTCCAAGGCTGGCGGCAAGATCGACACCGTTTACCGTGAGTACAAGCTCACCGCTGAACAGGCCGTCAATGAGTTCGGCGAAGAGAACCTGAGCGAAGGCACGCGCAAGCTGGCCAAGGAAAAGCCACAGGAAATGGTGCGCTTCGTGCACGCCATCTACCCGCGCACCACGCACATGGTCGACGCCAAGCTTGCAAAGAACATGCCGGTTGCCTCGTGCAAGGTTGAGGTTGAGGCCAAGAAGCTGGTCAGCGAGTCGGGCTACCACGAAATGCCGGTAGTCGTGCCTCGCTGGATGATGATTCCCGACAGCGTGTATGCGGTTGGCCCGGTGTTCGATGCCTTGCCTGATGCTCGCACCCTGAACGAACTGTGCCGGATGGACCTGGCAGCCGGTGACCTGGCCATCGCTGGCATGTGGATTGCCGAGGATGATGGCGTGCTGAACCCGCGCACCGTCAAGGTGGGGCCGCGCAAGATCATCGTGGCCAACTCCGTGGACAGCATGAAGCCGTTGCAGTCCGGTACCAACTTCCAGTACGCCGAGACAAAAATTGCGCGCCTGCAGGCCTCCATCCGCAAGATCCTGATGGCTGACCAGCTCCAGGCCCAGGATGGCCCGGCGATGACTGCTACCGAAGTACACGTTCGGGTCAACCTGATCCGCCAACTGCTGGGTCCGGTGTATGGCCGGCTGCAAACCGAGTACCTGCAACCGATGATTGAGCGGTGCTTTGGCATTGCTTACCGCGCTGGCGTGCTTGGCGTGGCGCCTGAGTCGTTGGCAGGCCGCAACTTCACCGTGCGTTACCTGTCGCCGCTGGCCAGGTCCCAGAAGCTGGAAGAGGTGACAGCCATCGACACGTTCATCAACGGCGCGCTGATCATTGCCGCAACCGATCCATCCGTCATGGACAACATCGACATGGACGAGGCTCAGCGCTTCAAAGGTGAAGCCTTGGGCGTGCCTGGCTCTGTCATCCGCAGCTCTGCCGATCGGGACAAGATCCGTCAGGACCGTGCCCAGGCTCAACAGCAGGCCATGGAGCAGGAACAACAGGCCGCCATGATGCAACAGGCCAGTGGCGCAGCACTGAAACAACAGGGAGCTGCAGCGTGAGCCTGACACCCGAACAGACCGACGACATGTTCAAGCGCGTGTTCGAAGACCACCACGAAGGCCGCCTTGTGCTGGAGCTGCTGATTCAGCGCTTTGCCAAGAACGCCTGCACCGTGGGCGGTATCGACGCCATCCTCACCACCTACAAGCAAGCCGGGGCCCGTGAAGTCCTGGACCACGTTGTTAACCGCATCAACCGCGCCAACGGCGTCCAAGTCGATCCAAACGATCAAGAGGAATAAAACGATGACCGATATCAGCCGTCACCCTTTGTTGAAAAAGGCCTATGACGTGTGCCAGGCAATTGAAATGTGCGGCGCGTCCGTACCGCTCACCAATGCAGTGGGCAAGGCAAGTGAGTTGCTGCGCGATCTGGATGCATTCATCCCGGTCAAGTATGGACCGCTGCACGTTAACGAAAGCCATGAGATGTATTTCAGCTCTGGTTTTGGTGGGAAGATTTGCAAGAATTGCGGAACGCCGCCAGGCACTAAAAAAGCGTGCGCTCCCTGCAAAAATGTAGGGGACGACGTATGAATATGTTCACCCATGGCCGACTGGGCCACGTTTTCATGGCTGAAGCAGGTGAAGGCGGTGAGCAATCCACCCCGGCAGCGCCTGCACCGACTGGCTCTGTGCTGGACAGCGGCGCCCAGCCTGACTACTTCCCCGAGAAGTACCAGGTCAAGAAGGAAGATGGCACGCTGGACCTGGAGCAATCCAGCCGCAAGCTGGCCGAGTCGTACAAGCACCTGGAGACCCGCATGGGTTCCGGCGACATTCCGCCCAAGACCGCCGAGGAATACGCGGTCAAGCTGGAAGGCGTCGAGGGTTTCAACTGGGATGAGTTCAAGGCCGACGAGGGCACCCAGTCGTTCCTCAAGGGTGCGCACGCCAAGGGCCTGACCAATGCCCAGGTCGAGTACGTGATCGGCGAGTACATGAAGGCAGCGCCAGGTTTGGTCGAGGGTGGTGTGCAGTTGAGCCAGCAGGATTGCGCGGCAACGCTCAAAGCTGCGTGGGGTGATGAGCAGGCCATGACCCAGAACGTGCGTGCGTCCTACCGTGCCGCCGAGACGTTCGCCAGTGAGCCAGGCAAGCCGGGCAACTTCGCCGCGCTCCAGGCCAAGTATGGCAATGACCCTGATTTCATTGCGTTTACGGCCAACATCGGCAAGGAGCTGAAGGAAGACAGGGCCATCAACGGCGGCGCCCAGGTCAACGAGGCCGACTTCAACATCAAAGTGTCTGAGCTGCGCGCCCAGCTTGAGGCATTGCCGCCGCATGACCCTAAGCGCCCAGGCGTGCAGGCCCAACTCAACGACATGTACGACCAGAAGTACAACAAGCCGAAGACCCGCTTCTAACCCCTCGCTTCAAATAGTCGGGAAACCGACACCCCCGATGCACAAACATCGCAGGCATCCCAGCAATGGGCCGGCCTGCGATGGCACGCAGATACCCGGAAAGCCCCGAGGCGCAGCAAAGCCGATGCACGCCAGGTAATACCGGCCCGCGATGCGGACACCCGGCAGGCAATCCCTTATCTGCATTGGAGTGCATCTTATGTCCCAGCAAATCACCGAGGCGTTTGTCCAGCAGTTTGCTGACAACTTCCGCCACGTTGCCCAACAGTCCACGTCGCGTCTTGAGACCACCGTTGCTCAAGAGCCGAACATCGTGGGCATGTCCAAGTCGATCAACCGCCTGGGCCAGCGTACTGCTACCCGCCGCACCCAGCGCCACGGTGACACCCCGATCAACGATCAACCGCACTCGACCCGCTTCGTGGACCTCTACGACTGGGAAGATGGCGATATGGTTGATGACCAAGACAAGATCCGTATGTTGGTTGACCCAACCTCGGACTACGTCAAGGCCATGGTTGCATCGCTGAACCGTGCCAAGGATGACGTGATCATCGCTTCGTTGGGCGGTAGCTCCCGTGCCACTAGCGGCAACATCATCCTTCCTGCCTCGCAGAAGATCGCGGTGGGCGGCACCAACCTGACCAAGGCCAAGATCATCCAGGCCAAGACCCTGTTCCGTACCAACGAAGCAGACGAGGAAGCCGGTGAAGAGCTGTACATGATCTACAACGCGGCCGCCGCTGCGCAGATCCTGGCTGACACCACCCTGACCAGCACTGACTACCTCGCCGGCCAATTCCTGCGCGAAGGCAGCGTGCGCGGCAAGTGGATGGGCTTCAACTGGATCCCTTCCGAGCGTTGCCCGAAGGTCTCGACCACTCGCTTCCTGTACGCCTACGCCAAGTCCGGCGTAACCCTGGGCAAGGGTGCGGACATCATGACCAAGGTCGGCGAAGACCCAGGCAAGGGCTTCAACGTACGCATCTACGCCAAGATGTCCATCGGCTCCGTCCGAGTCGAAGAAGAGAAAGTCGTGGAGATCGCCTGCCTCGAGCCGTAAGCCAGGCGCTTCACAACCCAACTCATTGATTCAGGAGCTTTAAACATGGCAACCGTTCTCGCAAGTCTCGCGGCAGCCCGAGTGGCTTACCCGCAAACCCTGGTTAAACCTAACCTGCAAGGTGCGGACATCCAGACTTTCATCAGCACCTACACCGTGCCAGCCGGCGGCCAGGCTATCGGCGACGTGATTTCGTGGGGCTATCTGCCCTTCGGTGCGCGCCTGATGCCGGGTACTGCGATCTTCTGCGCTGCTGGTACTGCGTCGTCCACCATCAACCTGGGTGATGCCGTCACCCCAGCTCGCTACATGGCCGCGTCGTCTGCTGCTACCGCTGCCAAGCTGCCCGCCGAAGCACAGTTCGCCAGTGGCGCGCTGGCCGAGGTGACCGTGGTCAAGCCTGGCGATGCAACCGACACCAGCGAACTGCGCTCCGTGGTAGCCGGTGCGACCTTGCTGGCCGGCCAGGTCCTCACCCTGGTGGCCTTCTACGCCGGTCAGAACTGATTCATTCGTGGCGGCCATGGATGGCAAATAACTTACCGGGGCCGCGTGCCCCGGTCTTTTTATCTGGAGGTTGAGGATGACAATGGCCACCGGTGTGACGATCTGCTCCAACGCGCTGCTGATGCTTGGTTCGCAGACCATCAATGACTTTGCCGACGAGGAAAACCTGGACCGGGCGAAGCTGTGCGCCAACCTGTACCCGACGGTGCGTGACGACATGCTGCGCGCTCACCCGTGGAACTGCTGCATCAAGCGCGCGGTGCTGGCCCCTGACGCTGTTGCGCCTGCGTTCGGTTATGACTATGCCTTTGAGCTGCCGGCAGACTTCTCTCGCGTGCTGGAGGTCGGCAGTAGCGGTCAGCAGATCGACTATCTGGTTGAGGGTCGATCGATCTTGGCCAACACAACAGTTCTGCAGCTGCGCTATGTATTCCGAAACGAGGTAGAGAACACATGGGATTCGCATTTGATTGGTCTGGTGACCAGGGCGATGGCTGCCACGCTAGCTTATCCAGTCACTCAATCAGCCGCAGCGCAGACGGCACAAGAACAAAAGCTTGAGTTGACGTTGCGCCGCGCTAAGGCAGTCGACGGCCAGGAAGATCCACCGCAGACGCTTGGCGATGAACGCCTATACGCGGCCCGCTTTGGAGCGAATGGATAATGCCGCGCCTGACGCTGAACCAGACCAACTTCACGGCCGGCGAGGTTTCCCCGCGTATGCTGGGCCGAGTCGATATCGCCCGATACCAGAACGGAGCCGAGATCATCGAGAACGCTTGGCCTGTCATCCACGGTGGCTGTGTGCGTCGTGACGGCACGCTGCTGTGTTCGGCTGCCAAGTATCCAGACAAGAACTGCCGCCTTATCCCGTACGTGTTCAACGCCTCCCAGGCCTACATGGTCGAGTTCGGCGACCTGTATGTGCGAATCCACTTCGCTGATGGCACCTATAGCGGGATTGAGCTTGTCAGTCCGTACGCGCACACCATCCTCGACCGCCTTGATTATGTTCAGGGCGCCGACACCATGTTCATCTTCTGCAACACGGTGCCGATCTATCGCCTGCGCCGCATCACCAATACCGAGTGGAGCTTGGCGCCAGCGCCATTTGTGACCAAGCCGTTCGATGAAAAGGGTATCGACTTCCTCACCACGTTCACCATCGATAACCCAGCAGTGGGCGCAGGGCGCACCGTGACCGCTGCCGGGCCTGCATTTCTAGCGGCCGACGTTGGGCGTGAAATCTGGTCTGGTGGTGGTGTGGCAAAGGTCACTGGCGTGACAAGCGCAACCGTGGCGACCGTTGAGGTGACCAACGCATTCAGCGCTACCACTCGCCCAACCTGGTCCTTGAAGGGCTCCCCGCAGACCACCAACACTTTGAGTGCGGCAACCCCTGTCGGCGCATCCGTCAGCATGACTCTAGGAGCGGCTGGCTGGCGCGACATCGACGTTGGTAAGTTCGTCAAGATTAACGGTGGCCTGCTGGAAATCGTCACCTACACGAGCCCTACGTCGGCTTCTGGGATCATTCGCTCGGCACCGACATCAGTAGTCGCTTCCCCTGCCAATGCCTGGTCGCTTGAGGCTTCGGTGTGGAATGACATCGACGGATACCCCGGTGCGGGCACGCTGTATGAGCAGCGCCTGGCCCTGGGCGGTTCGCCAAACTTCCCCCAGACCATCTGGGAGTCGCGGACTGGCGAGTACCTGAACTTCGAACTGGGCACCAAGGACGATGACGCGATCTCCTACAACCTGTCGTCTGACCAGATCAACCCAATCCTGCACATTGGCCAGATCAACGCCCTTATCCCGCTGACCTATGGCGGTGAGTTCACCGTGAGCGGCGGCGTGGAGAAGGCAATCACCCCGACCAACATCCGCGCCAAGAACCCATCGGTATACGGTTGCAACCGTGTTCGCCCTGTGCGCATCGGCAACGAGCTGTATTTCATCCAGAGAGCCGGCAGAAAGCTGCGCGCCATGGCCTACAAGTACGACTCCGACACGTTCGGCTCCCCGGATATGTCCGTGCTGTCCGAGCATGCCACCAAGTCCGGCATCATCGACATGGCTTATCAGCAGGAGCCTGAATCGATTCTGTTCATGGTCCGTGCCGATGGCGTCATGGCGACCATGACTGTTGACCGTGACCAGGATGTCATTGGTTGGGCGCGCCAGGTAACCGATGGCGCTTATGAATCGGCCGCATCCATTCCGACAGAGTCCGGTGATCAGGTGTGGGTGTTGGTGCGCCGCAACATCGGCGGGACCAACGTTCGCTACATCGAGCGGTTCACCAATGGTGTTCGGGTCGACTCTGGCGTTAATGCCACCAGCGTTGGAGGTAGCGCGGTTTGGGGAGGGCTGAGCCACCTGGAGGGCAAGATGGTCGATGTTGTCGCTGACGGCGTTGTGATGCAGCAGCAACTGGTAACCGGCGGGCAGATCACCATTCCTCGTACTGCATTGGCCACATCTATTGGCCTGAACTTCAAGACCAGGATCAAGACCCTGACGCCTGAGGCGGCTGGAAGCACCGGCAGCGCCCAAGGCAACAGCATGCGCATCGGCGAAGTAACGCTTCGGTTCCTCGACACCATTGGCTGCAAGGTGAAAGGGAAGGGCGTGGCGCAGACGATCAGCTTCCGCAATCTCGGCGAAGGCGTTCTTGATCAGCCGCCAGAGACATTCATTGGCGTCAAGCGCATTGAAAACCTTGGATGGGAGCGTGGTGAAGCCTCACTCGAAATCATGCAGGACCAGCCTTTGCCGTTCCACTTGCTGAACGTCATCAAGAAAATTCAGATTAACGACTGAGGTGCCACCATGATCAGGCCTGCCAAACATTCTGATGTGCCCAGACTGATCGAGCTGGGCACGCTGCTGCACGCCACCACCAACTATTCGAGCATGAGCTTTTGCCCAGATAAGTCTGCTGCGTTCCTGCACGACCTGATCAATGGGCAGCAGGGTGTTGCATTCGTTGCTGATATCCGAGGTGAAGTTGTGGGCGGCCTGGTCGCCGGCGTGGTTGACCAGTGGTTCAGCAATGACCTGATTGCTTACGACTACACCCTGTTCATTGAGCCAACAAAACGTCATGGAATCACCGCAATCAGGCTGATACAGGCATTTAAGGCGTGGGCAAAGATCAAGGGCGCGAAGCAGATTTATATGGGGATCGGCACCGGCGTTAACGTCGAGGGAACTACCGAGCTTTACCAATCACAGGGCTTTCGCAACATCGGCCCGCTTTTGATGATGGAGATCTGACATGGCCGTAGGAGCAGTAGGTGCGGCGGGTTACGCAGCATACGCAGCAATGGCGGCGGCGACCGTGTATTCGGTGTATTCAAGCCAGCAGTCAGGCAAACAGGCCCAGCTCAACGCGAACGCCCAGGCCGATCAGGCGCAGAACGATGCCGATACTGCCGCGAGTGCCGCGGTGGTGCAGGCCGACCGGATCCGTCGGATGGCACGCAACCAGGCGAGCGAGGCGAATGCCGCGTTGGCTGCGTCCGGGGTTGAGACTGGCGCCGGTACCGCAATCAACATCAACGAGCAGATCATCGGTAATGCCGAGGAAGACGCGGCGCTGACCATCTTCAACGGGAGAAACCAGCAGGCGCGTGGTTACAACGACGCCAGCAATTACAGCCTGGCCGGCACCCAGGCGCGCAGCGCTGCAAACTCCCAATCCATAGGCACGGTTCTTTCTGCCGGGGCTAAAGCTGGTATGTCTTGGAAGGCATCGGCGGATGGCAAAAACGGAACAGTTACCAAAGTAGGGGGTAATGGCTGATGGCAATGATCCCAATTAGCCAAGGCCCTCGCGTATTGCCTGAGGCTGCGCAGAACCGCGTCATCACCTTGGATAACCGTGGTCAGGCCCAGGCCGCGCAGCAGGTGGCAAGCACCGTGCAGACTGCGGCGCTTGGCGTGCTGGACAACATCAACAAGGAAGATCAGGCCCTAGCCAGGGTGAAGGCTGATAACGCACTTATCGACCGAGAGTCGCAAATCACCACCATTGCCACCGATCTTGATGAGCAGATGCGTACCGGCAAGCTGAGTTATGAGAAGGCGCCCGAGGCATACAACGCGGCGGTATCCAAGCTTGACCCACTGGAAACCCCCGGCCTTGACGAAGCCCAGCAGGGCGAAATGGGCAACGTCCTCAAGCGCATGCAGGTGCGCGGACTGAGCAAGGTGCAAGAAGCGGTTGGCAAGGGCCGAATCCTGGCGGCGCAAAGCGACCTTACCTCACGCATGGACATGCTGGGCAAAGACGCCGCCATGCCGGGTGCAAACGTCGACCAGATCAATGCCCGCATGGATGCCGAGGACATCGACGTGGCCGGGCGGCTGGCGTTCGGTGAGACCTGGGCAAGTAAGAAACAGGAATTCAAGGATGGCAACTGGACTACGCACGCCACCCAGCGCGTGATTGAGTCGCGCGAAAGCATTGGCAGCCTACAAAAGCTGGAGCATGACCTCACCG